CGATCCAAGCCAGCTTTTCAGCATTGAGGGCGGCAAGGTGTTCAGCAAGGGTCATGTTATTCTCCAAAGAAGAGGGGACGCATTTTGCGGACGACAAGGCGATAGGCGGCAATTTCCTTGGGGCTAGCCCAGAGATAGTGGCCATCATCAGATTCTTCAAGTTCCTGCTGAATGCCTTCTAGACCATCAAGCAGGAGCCCAGTAGCGGAGTAGGCCTTCACGATTTCCACAGCTTCATCAAAAGTCATCGGTTCTCTCTGTCTCATGGACTGGATATAGTGTCGGTCGATCAGGTTATCAAGAGCGGCAAACGCAAGTCTGCTATGCGCGGAACGCATGTCTTGGTGATATCTAATCGTCTGTCTCATGTACTGGATATAGTGATCGGACCCTCAGATTTCAAGAGCCTAGGATGCAGGACTGCTATGCAGCCAGCGCATGAGCTAAACCATTGATTTCATTGAATATTCTCGGACGCGCCTGGACGCGCATGGAGAGCGATCCTGATCCAAGACATACCACTATCAATCAACACAAAAAGAGCGTCCCAGTGCTTTGGAGACGCTCCTTTTCGTTAGTCAAAACAATGCTTTACCGTCAGGCTTGGAAGACCGTACTAAACTTTTGATTGATGTCATCGACAATTTCGATCTTCTTGAGAATGAAGCTGGGAGTCCATCCCTCAAACGCTCTATTTTCCATTTCTTCCGCGAATTCGATTGCATCTTCTTCGAAAAAGAAACTTTCTATAACTTGCTGAGTATTCAATTCTAAAACTTCCCAGACATAATCACCATTCACTTCTACAGGAATCACATCATACTTGGCCATTTTTACACCTTTAGACTTTTGAACTTGTTTTTGAAATTCGAATTTGCCGATTGTGGAATTTGCCCACTATCAACAATATCTGTTTGAGCAGAATTTTCTACGTCATAAAGTTTCATCTTTGCTCTATCTATGCCTAGGACAAACCTCTTGTTTTGTGTTGGATCATTATAACGATTCTTCAATTGTTTCACCATTATCTGGCCAAGGTCTTGAAGTTCTTCTGTAGATATCAATGCGAACATGAAGTCGGCCGTTGCAGGAAGACCAAACGATTCGGAAGTATCTTCAAGACCGATATCAGAAGATGTATAACCGCTTCTTGTTGTCTGAGTAGCAGATACCAACGGCACTTCAAACTCTACAGCAAGACCTCGCAACTCTTCTGCAATAGACTTGATGTATGTATACGAATTGATATTAGAACCAGGCTTAACACGCGAAGACATACAGATATTCAGATAGTCAACAAAGATGATATCAGGCTTGAAAGACTTTTTCAAGTTCAATTCATTCAGCAAAGCTTTGAAATGCATCGAACTGGCGCCAGCGGTTGGATACTCTTTAACGATGAGTTTGCCATTCGTTTTAGATTTTAGAGCCGCTGCTTTCTTCTCATACATATCTTTCGGAAGAGCCATCAGGTCTTCAAATGTGATATTCATGAGATTGGCATCGATACGCTTCGCAACTTCTTCTTCGGCCAATTCAAGAGTGATGTACAATACATTCTTGCCTTGATTGAGAGCAGAAGCAGCTACATGACACATGAACAAAGACTTACCGACACCAGTGCCAGCAAGTGCGATATTCAGCGTCTTCTTTGGCAGACCATCTTTTGTGATTTTGTTGAAGAACTCTAGATCAAACGGAATCTTTTCAAGTACGCGATGATAATAATCATATCGCTTATCAAAATCTTCCAAGTAATCGTGACCAACATTTGGATCAAAAGATACGGCCAGCGCATCAGATAGAATTGAGGGAATGGCGCCCGTGGTCAGAGCGCCCTTCTTGTTGTTCATGATTTCGATTGAAGTCATGATTGCATGATATAGAGCCTTTTCTTGACAGAACTTTTCTGTACTATCAATTAACCACTGCTCATTTGGAGTTTCACTTTCATTGCGAAGATCAACGTCTAGAAATTCATTAATAGTCTTCACTTGATCTTCTTTGATGTTGCGAAGATTATCAATTTCAATCTTTAGTGAACTTTTAGTAGGCGGAACATTATACTTGATAATGAAATCGTGAATTTCATTGTAGAGAATTCTATCTTCTTCTACAGTAAAATATTCAGGCTTTATGAACGGCAATACCTTGCGAGTGTAATTTTCATTCCTCAACAAATTCGTCAGTATTGTCTTCTCTAGCGTCTGATTTTGTGCCGTCACTATCTACTACCTCCAATATCATTCTGTTTAGAATAGTACCAATATGATCTTCAAACTCTTTGCTTCTACGTAAATTCGTTTCAGTATGTTTTCCCATTTCCAATAATTCATAAGAAAACTTGAGTTTGGCTGTGCCATTGTTTAACTCTTGAACGGCGACATTTGTATATCGCAGTATAACACCTTGATACTTTTCTGTCAACAATTCAATAGGCACAGTGTCATACTTTTTAGATAGATCATCACGAAATTTGTATTCTTGGCCAGGAATCATTGTTCTTCCTCCACGGTAAAGTTAGATTTACCATAAAGAAACTCATCCTTACACTTCTCATCAATCTGATCAAGAATGTCCTTGGTGAAATACTTCTCAGGTTCCTTTAGAATAGCCGATTCAAAAGCCTTTGTGCCATCAGGAAATTCATACTTGTTTGAAACCTTCTTGAAGACACCAAACTTTTCAGCCAAGTCAACAAGACCATAATATGGATCAAGACCATCAGAATAGTCGAGTAGAGTTTCGACCTTCTTGTTCTCAATCGTCAGCCGAGCCTTCTTGAGATTGGCTGTGATGATTGCACCAGTAACTTGATTGTCCTTATCCTTGTCTTTCTTCTTGGATAGGAAAAGAATAGTAGATGCGGCATATTCAAGACCAGAACCGCCGCCCATCTTCTTAGTTGGCACATATGAACCGACAACATCGTAAACGTGATTGGTCACGATGAGTGGTACCTTAGCCTTACCAAGCTTAAGAGTAAGAACACGGAATGCACCACGAACAAGCTGTGCGCGGGTCATGTCGCGTGTGTCTTTACCGTCTGCAATGTCAGCCATTTCTTTGTCAGTAGAAAGATTACCGAGAGAGTCTAGAACAAAGAGCATCGGTGGACGTTCCTTGTTAGTCTTATCTTCAATGTACTTGTCAAGGATCTTTACGGCTTGAGTGCGGAATTCCTGGATAGTAGCGACTGGCACGACTGCAACTCTCTTAGTGTCAATACCCCTGTCAGTAAGCATCTGCTTAGATATTGCGGATTCTGATTCAAAGTAGAAGACGAATCCATCGGCCTTGTCTCTGAGGAATTGACGCACAATGTTGATTGCGTAAAAGGTCTTGCCGGTTGAGGGTTCACCAGCGAGTGCAGTGACTTTATTTGCAGGTAGCCCACCGTAGATAGAGCCAGATAAAAGAGCATTGAGGCTATAGCTACCAGTACCAATGAAACCAGTAACGTCACCAGCTTCAACGCCTTCATCGGCAATTCCCGCATACTCATTATCGATCTCCTTAAGTAGGGAGTTAAAAATGTTAGACATATAGATTCTCCTATATTATGATTGAAACATCACGATTCTCCGTGATGCTGTATTTAGCAGCGAACGATATCATCTTCTCTGCATATATCACCCATCTGAACTTCAATAGCAATCAAAGTTTCAGTTAGATGAGTATTCGTGATCTTATGCATTGCAAGCTTTGGTACATGGAACGACTCGCCTTTACGAACAGTAAAGATGTTACCATCAACAATAACTTTGCCTTCACCCTGCACAATAGTCCAGTGTTCACTGCGATGTTTGTGATACTGTAGAGAAATGGCCTGATCAGGCAAAATCTCTAGCTTCTTGACTTTGTAGCCTTGATCTACATCAAGAACATACCAACGACCCCACGGTCTAGATGCGCCATCAAGATACTTTCTTGAAGCTACAATATCTTCCAATACTTGGTGAAAATTGTCATAGTCATCTTTTGTCATATCCACTCCAATCTCGGTTTATCATTATATTGTTTGTTGAAAACAAACCACGCAAAGGCTAACATACCACCGCCGCCATTAAATCCAACTCGTTCTCCGAACACATAGCAGCATTCTAGCATATTCAGACTGTAAAGTCTATCTCTTCTTTCTTTGCCCTCAAGAAAAGATAGCTTGTTAAAGATACAGACCTTCTTACTTGCAAGATTGAGAGCATGAAGAGTAAACTTTGTTCCAATCTTGAAAGGCGGATTAGTAATAATATTTTCAGCCTCTCGTCTGCTGTTTAGGAAGTCAAAATGATTGTCCCCATAACCGCGATCAATAAGATCGGTAGCATAAAAATTGCTGTAACCATAATGTTTCAATCGTTTGCAGATTGCACCATCACCACATGCTGGTTCCCAGATTTCACCTTCAAACTTTTCACGATCTAGCAAGGCATCGATAGCCCAATCAGGAGTCGCATAGAAGTCATCCTTCTCACGATTTGGATTACCTGAACCTGCTAGTCGTGTAAATTGTTCCAGACTCATGAGAAGAAATCTTCCAAAGATGAAACTTGTTCAGTCTTCCAGCCGATACTATCAAGAATGATCTTCAATGGTTCCAAGAAAGACTTGTTGAACTGTAAATCATAATCAATATACTTCACTATGTCAAGTTCTTTCGGCACAATCGTCGGGAAAGAAATAACATTGGACTGAATGGTATTTGGCTCTTTGAGATATATGAACTTGATCTTCTCGCCTTCTTTGATGAGAGGATAAGTCTTGTCAAGTTTCTTACGCTTGATCAAATCATTATACAGCAAGGAACCACGAACATGAATAGGGCAACCTTTGCCAAAGATAGCTTTAGCATCAGCAAACTTTTCAAGGCCATTCACACCGCGAGGAAATGAAATGTCTGTAATGGACTCTTTCTTGAATTCATCACGATAAGTTTCGATCATACCAATCATATCTGTTTCTGTCTTATTCAGAATGATGTCAATCGATTCCCACAAAATCTTTCGACAATAATATGGAGTAGAAGACTTGATCATTTCAAGGCCCATAACCTTTGGCTTGGGCTTTGCATACTCAACGCCTTCGTTATTGTACACATTTAGAATGTACCGCTTCTTAGCTGTCCAGATACCCTTATCAGCCAGAGCTTCACGCTTCATTTGCATTTTTTGTTGGTAAGCATTAACATATTCAGCAAGTTCAGCATAAGAAGAGTCGATAAACGGTTGAATGCGATCTTCACAGACCTTATCCATGAACTTGATAATTTGTTTTGTTGTAGCATTAGGATTCTGCTCAATAATAGTCTTGCTGACCAATTTATCAAGACAGAGATAAATGCTATCCGTATCCGATGCAATAACATAGTCTTCTTTATCCGTCTTTAAAATTTTGTTGAGATATTCATTAATCTTCTTCTCAATCCAACGAATAGACAACTGGCCAGCCGTTGTGATACCAGATGCTTGACGAACATCAAAGTACCGGAAGTATTGATTACCCAAAGCGCCGTAAGCTGAGTTTAGCGAAACTTTTTTAGCCAATTGCAGATTGTTGAAACGAGCGATTCTTTTTTCGATTTCAAACTTTCTTGCTGGATCCGTTTCGCGTTCAGCCTCTTGTTTAGCTGCGAGAGCTTTCTTCTTGTACGCAGACCGATCATTGTACATTGTCTCCATGATTTCAGGTAAGAACCCGTGTTTCTCTTTCGTGAAGAATTGTCCATTCGGCGTCAGTGTAACATTGGCCACCTTCAAGACACTCGTATTACATTCTTTATTGAGCAGAGTATTGACAGAAACATTATTTCGACCAATAAACTCACGCATTGTACCATCATAGTTTTCAGGTTCAATAATCGTGTCTGGCGAAATGTTGTATTGCATAATCAAATGCGGATACAGACTGTTCAAGTCAAACGATGCGACCCAGTTATATAGACCAGGTACAGGCTCTTTCACATGTGCGCCTTCATATGCAGAATCTTTTCTGTGACGAACGACGGGATCAACAACCATCTTCTTCTTGAGCAGATGATTATAGATGATAGAATCCCACATACGCACCTGTGAAAATGCGTCATCAGGATTGGTCTTGCTATCATAAGCCAAAGTCAAAGTCAACTCAATCAACTTCAACTTATCATCAATCTTATCTACAAGTTCAACGTCTTTGATGTTATACTCAATGAACAGTTGGTAGTTTTCTTTGTAGAGATTGTGAAGATTGCCGTATTCTTCATAAGACAACTTCTTTTCGCCAAGTTCTACGTTAGCGATATTGTTCAAAGAATAAGATTCCTGAGATTGGCCACCAGGAGCAAACTTGCGATACATCGTGATATAGTCAAGTGTAGCAATGCCAAGAAGACGATAGATGATTTCTTCTTCACCAACTTTGTTTGTGGTCTTGCCTTCGCTGATAACATTCCAAGGCGAAAGTCTCTTAACGAAGTCTTCACCCATCAACTTGCCGATACGATTAACAAGATAGACGATATCGAACCGTTCTACGTTCCAGCCTGTGATGATATCAGGATAATCGCCTGACCATTCATCAACAAAACGCTTGATCAGATCAATCTCATCACGACAGTGAATGTATGTAACATCATTCCGCGACGAAATAAACTTGCCGCAGCCCAACACAATAAACTTGCCTTGATTGTTCTTAAAGGTGATAGCAGTGATAGGTTCATTAGCCAAAGCAGGCTCAGGAAAACCATTCTCTGAGCCGACTTCGATATCAATATTCGTCACATTAATCTTAGAAATGTCCCAGTCAACATCATTATCAAACGTTTCAGCGATGAAAGCATATTCATATCTGTTGTTGCCATACACGATAAAGCCATCAACTTCCTCATATGTTTTAAGGAAGTCTCTAGCCTCACGAATATTTCCCGGCTTCAACTCTGAAACGTAGTTGCCGTGAATGTTAGTCCAATCTGATGGTTCTTTTGAAGGAACAAAAAAAGTAGGAAAGTAATCGATTTTACGACGAACTTTCCTACCGTTTTCTACGCCTCTATAAAGAATTCTGGAACCATACACTTGAACATTAGTGTAAAAGTTATCTGACATTACGCTCCTGGCATGATAAGATTAGAAGTTGGAACCACAAGACCGCCAAACATGGAATTATACTGATTGACGAACTCTTTAATTGGCTCAATTATACACAATACATGAGATTTGTCAAGTGTAAAAGTCTTCTGTTCACTAAATTCTGCCCAAGGAGCAAAACCCACACTTGGTGTCTTTGGATCCATCTTGTTCGGCATCACGACAATGCGAACAGGATTTTTGATTATTACGCCGCTCGGAATAGGATTAGTTTCCGTAACTTCGGCCAACAGTTCTTCGCCAGTAAGAAGCTTAAGTATCTTTATATTTGCGGCCATTATTCAAGTTCTCCCACAAAATCAAACACACCAACGGTCATCCACTTTGTGGGAATGTAAGTCAAGTTAGAACCTGACTCGGACTTATAGACATACTTGTTATCGTAGTCCATGACCTTAGCAATCTTTTCCCACTTGCTATCATAGTCGCGCTGCTTCCATGCTGTTTCAAGAATATTCATTACAAAACTCCAATATTAATTAAATTTATTGCCGTTCATTTTTTCTTCTGTTGTGACGAATACGATTTTTTCGGCATCGTCTGTATAGTATACAGGGTTTAGACCCGCTTGTCTATACTCTTCCGCCCATTTAAGTGCAACATGAAAGTTGCTTTCTGGACCCATAATCTCTGCTGCTTGTCGGATAATCTCTTCGGAAATAGTTTGATAAGCCATGTTGCTATTCCTTCTTTTTGTTTAACTCCTCTAGAAATCCTCGCATAAAGTTTTCATAAAAATCAGGCGCGTTCTTTAATACTTCAGCCCAAAATCTGCCCATGTCTTCTGCATGTTCAGTCATGTAAGTCCTTAGCATAGTTTCATTATACTTCCAACTTAACATTACCAAACACCATCTTCAATCAATGAAGCTGAACCTTCGTTTACAAGTTTACTAATACAATCATCACAAATGTTACCAGTATGATAATGATTGTTCTTTTTCAAGATATATCGTTGCATGTCATACTGCATTGAACCATAGTGTCCAAGTATGTAGTAGTCTTTGTCCTTGAGATATAGAGACGCGGCACATCCGGCAGCTTGTGAATCCATCATAGGAAATGGAACAAACTCAGTATTACATGTGTTACATTTCATGCTTTATGTCCATAAATTATGGTAGTATTTGCCGAAAAGGCGAAGACCGTTCAGCCTACGATCCCACGCTTTCTTTTTACCGTCAAAATCAACTTCAAAATTTGTGCCAGTATCAGAATAGAATTGATCTTCCCACTTATCATCAATTTCACATTCGAATGAATGGATCATTTCATTTAGAATCCATTCCCAACGAGCCTCATGAAACTCGTCAGTGTCCCATTCGTTTTCTTTTGGCTTGGCCGCAGTAGAACGAATGTTCTCAGGAACATCTTCATCATCAGTGAAAGGTGTTCCGACCTTTGCATCACGCATCTTAACAAGAACAGGATGAATGATATGAGCAAGAGTGTTGTCGGCACTCCAAAGATCGTGATCGTCAATACGTACCTTGATACGGCGCTTACGATACTTTAGAACTTGATTGATAGTAGCATTATAGAAGATTTGAAGAGCGCCTTCTACTCGTTCAAGAAAGCTTTCAAATTTCGTTGTATTTTCCCACCAATCATAGCCGTGTTTCTTATTCATATAATTATAATGAATTTTGCTACGCAACCAATCGGTTGGATACTTACTGATCTTGACTTTCATTTTCTATCGCCTCATTAGCCGCATCAATTAAAGTTGCAAGAAGACCCTTCTTCGCAAAGAAGAGAATGATTTCGTAATCCATTGTGACAGTAATTGTAGCAGAACCATCTTCATTCTCTACAAAATCATTCACTTCAATACTTTTCATTTATCTAATTCCAAAATATCTCTTAGGTAAAGATATGTGTCTTTCCAATCAGTGACCCAATATGCTTTATCAGCAACTAGATATATCGTATGGTCATTACCGCCGACTTCGCATCTATCGCCGAAGAAAGTAAAAGGCCGCAAATGTTCGGCAATCTGTGACTTATCTTTACCTTTTAGAAAGATATCAATACCCGTTTCGCCGCCCACAACAAAATCAAGTCTTGAAAATCTGTTGTTTAAATTTTCACAAATGATATGCCGCTCGTTTGTTGCTTGATCCCATTCAATGTATAATTGTCTTGCAGACTTGTTTGCATTGCGACCGACGATAGAGAAGTTCACAGCACCAATTCGCTTTTCGATATGATTACCAGTGCGAATAGAAAATCCAGACTTGCGAAGTTCTAACTCTAACGCATCAAGCTCTTCGGCCGACAGATCAAAATCGTTGCGGTAAATTTCAATTTCGCGCTTAATCAGCAGATTGCCAGAACAATTGTAAATCCCTTCTACTGCAAAACAAATATCAGAACCAAGCTGTTCAACAGTCTTATCATAATCTGAACCTGTTACAAGATAGACAGATTTTTTCTTACAGAAATCCAAAAAGAACTTTTCAAATTTCTCATCTATCTTCTCACGCGATGGCGTTAGAGTACCATCGACATCAAAAACATAGTTCACGAATTGCTTCCTGTCTTTCCTGTAGCTTTGCCAATTTCTTGAGAAGAAATAGCCTTACAAATGAAATATACAGTGCCTGCATTTGTACCAATCTTCATTTGCTCGGCACGCATGAGTTGATCACCAACTTCATTGCAGGTTGCTTCGTTATTATATTCGGGAGTGTTAGGATATCTAGTGTCAACCGTGGCATTGCCATCGGCCATTACAGTTACAAGAATAATATACCAAATGGACATGATGTCACCTCATAATGTATGAATGGAGCGGAGTACGAGATTCGAACTCGTTTCTCTAGCTTGGAAGGCTAGGGCACAACCCATATACCAACCCCGCGATATTTGTATTTAGACTAAACCAGAAATACCCTTCAAGTCTGGCACTTGACGCTCAAGAAGAATTAATGCTTCTTTTAGTTCACCACGTTGAATATGCCATTCAACATCAACGAAACAAGTATCAGCGGCAGGATCTTTTGTGATAGTATAGCCGCGACTGTCCATATAATCAATGATTTCCTCATCATCAAAATCATCAAGATCAATATCAACTTCAACGGTTTGCGTAAAATATGCCATGTGTTCCTCTGTGTGTTTGTCAGTATGGATATATTAGCATATCTGATAGGAATGTCAAGTCTTTCTCACAACTTTTCCTATAGGAATATATTTTCTTTTAGAGTTGCTTTCTTTCCTTACCACGCGCCCGCGCGGCTCTGGCAATTTCTTTTTTTCTTTCGGCTGTTGCGTAGTACCACTCGGTGATTTCTTCCGGTGTTCTGTTGCATCCTTTGCAGAATTGTCCTGTTTCTTCATACTCACAGACCTTTACACAAATGGAATTATTTGTTTTCATATTGGCTTCTTTTCAATACTCGACTGTCTGGACCATATCCATATTCATCATGCGGAGAATAAACATTGAAAATCTTTGCGCCTTCTAAACTGCAAGGCCACTGTTCATCTCTAAATCTATCGCCTGCACTTCTTAACCAAGGATCGCTAGACTTAGATTTCAATTCTTGCCACCATTCTGTAGTTGATGGATCAGGCAGTCTCTTTATATATTCTGATTTTGCCCACCAAAAATTGCCGCTGAAATGTTTCGATGGAGTCTCACGATAATTTACGCCTGCAATATCATAATTACCGTGTTTGATTGCTGCATAACATCTTTCACCTTTTTCTATTACACCCCAATTTAAGAACTGGCGCCAATAGTGATATTTCTTGAAAGTTTCAGAATCTCCATTTTCAAGGCTTCTCTTTATAGAGGTTACACCTTTTGAATGTAGGTATAAAACAATCATTTCACTTTTTTGACAATCGTTCCATATTTTTCTCATGGTATAGTTTTCGGTTATGGACTTTTGAGAATCAATAGAGTTGACCATCTCAAGATCGTCTTTGTAAGGATTCAAAACAAACTCTACATATTTTGGCTTACCAGTGTCGTATGTACCTTGAAGTCCCACAAACACATTAGCTTTCTTTTCAGTGTTCGTGATGACTGTAAAGTTCATTTGATCTATTACGTCTAATATACCACTATCTTCTAAACCTTTCATGTGTTCAATAAAGATTGAAGACCAAGCACTATAATCATCTGTCATATAGAGATGATAATATAATACTACCTTCATTCACTATCGCTTTCGGTGTAAACATAGGGAAAATACTTCAAGAATGAATCTTTCTTGTTTGGTCTTATCTTTTGTATCTTAGCCTTAATCTCATCGAAGAAGTTCCAAGCGAGAGGAACAAAAACTAGATTGTCGATGTTCTCATAATCTTTCAGCTTCTCTGATGAGAAAATGGGAATACGCATACCTGGAGTATAGAGGCCCTGCTTCAAAGGATTATCATCAATGATGAAGTTTAGAAAGACGTTAGACGCATTCAACAAAGTGTTGCCCTTTGCAGGTGCACCGTAGCCCACCAATATCTTACCTTCAGCCTTATGTCTAGAAACTTCATCGGCAAAACCTTCGATAATCTCTTTACATTCTTCCACATAAAAAGTATATGACTCATCATCATAAAGGCCCATATGGGCTTCACTCTTAATTGCCAGATCAAGATACGCATTTCTAGCGCGATGCTTAGATATAACAAAGATATAGCTTGTGCCGTGAATAGGATGCTTCAACACTTCAACAAGATTAAGACCTGCGCGGCGACAAAGAGCATCCATTGACTTGATATTATAGAAAGAAAGATGTTCATGATATATTGTATCAAATTCAGTATTGAATATCATGTCAGCTTGTGATGTTGTAATATAGATCATACCATGATCAGCAACAACTCGCTTCATGTTTCTCAAGAAGTTTAATTGATTGTAGTTGTGTGCAAATGCATTCTGACAAATAACTACATCAAACTTTCCGTTCGGAAAAGTCTCATCGAAATAACCACAATGAACCGTGTGCTTCTTTGAAGATACTTCGTAAAGATTTTCGGCAGGATCAACACCATAAGTCTTGACGCCAAGCTTTGCAAAAGAATCAAGTTGTGATCCATCATTGCAACCGATATCTAGAACGCTACTGACAGATGATCCGTTTTCACAAACAAGATTTGCAAACCAATCAAAATATTCAAGCTGCGTCTTTGCGGTACCAGACACATACAGATAGTTCTTGAACAAAAGATCAGGATCAACCTTGTGTGTTAACTGTACATGATAACAATGCTTACAATAATTTGTAGCTAGAGGAAAATATTGCTCTAGTTCATCATCACTCTTTAAGAACGAGTTAGCCAGAGGTTGCAGGCCAAGATCAAGCAAAGACTCAAGATTACTACTACCACAAGCGATACACTCTTTGATTTCTTCACAATGTTTCATTAAACAGTTCTTTCCATTTTTCTTTTACCAAACTTTTCGAATACGACCATACTATCATAAAAGAATACGCCAGACAACCCATTACTTGCAATTTTATTTTTGATTTCTAGATCACTGGTCGTTTCTTCTTTCCAATCATAGTGTAGAACGTCGATATAGCCTTTGGCATATTCGATAAATGAAGATTTTCTGTTTAATCCGCCACCATTATATCCCATATAACTTGTGTGGCAGTCTTCACAAATATAAATTCCACCCACAGAAAGAAGAGGAAACACTTTCTCAAATGTTAGAATCTGTTGATCCATAAAATGACCGCCATCATCAATGAATATGTCTATCTTCTTATTTGGCAAAAACTTATCCCAAAAATCAGGTCGACCCTGATCGCCAATGATAACTTCAATATTTTCGTTATCATACTTCAAAGAAGCACATTCAGGATCCACATCAATACCAGTAATCTTTGATCCGGCTCCAAAATAATTACCCCACATTTCGAGTGAGCCACCCTTTTGAACACCAACTTCGATCAAGTTGATATCGGTGCCCATAAATCTCCTCAGATGTCTTTCATACACCTCAAAATAAGGCAACCACTTATCAGACGAATGTGTATTTTGCTTGTGCAATTCTTCTAGTCGGTTCATAGTTCAATCCATTCTTTATTAGTAAGTGACCAATCAACAACTTCCTTAATGCGTTCTTGTAGAGTTAGTTTTGGCTCCCAACCAAGTTCGCGCATGTAATCGCCAGACAATGCGTAGCGTAAGTCATGACCCGGTCGTGAGGTGTGAAAGTCAATCAACTCGTACACAGGTTCTTTACCAACAGCGCCGGCAATGTACTTAACAAGTTGAAGATTATCAATCTCTTCTTTGCCAACAACGTTAAACTTCGGACACTTTGCGCCGCCCCAATCTGGCTCATATACCTTCTTCAACTGATCTTCATTCAGGTGAAGCAAGAAATACATTGCTTCGGCCACATCACGACCATGAATGTAGAATCTAGAACCAGGAATTGTCTTAGTATGATCCGAGTGAATAAAAATCTTTTCGCCATCACGAATCTTGCGAATACACATTGGAATAAACTTCTCTGGATGCTGACGCTCACCAAAGACGTTCATTGTGTGAGTAATAAAGATCGGCAACTTGTAAGTGTTTTCATATGCAACGCAGAATTCTTCTGCTGCGGCCTTAGATGCTGAGTATGGATTTGTTGAATTATACCGATCACGTTCTTTATAAGCAACACCATTTGGCGCAATACCAAAGATTTCATCTGTAGAGAAATAAATGAAACGCTCAAGGTTCTTCAAAGTTCTAGCATAGTTGAGCATATGAACAGTGCCGATAGTATTGTCCATGACAAACTCCATCGGATGCGAAATAGAACGATCAACATGTGAAGACGCTGCTAAGTGTAGAACAATATTAACATCACCAATAAGGTTGCGATTGATTTCAGCAATCTCAGCCTTTAGATCGTGCCATACAATCTTCACTCTCTTTCTGACTTCTGCGGGGTATTGTCTTACCACATTATCAAGGCGATTGAGATTGCCTGAATAATCTAGTCGATCAAGAGAAATAATCTCCCAATCGGTCTTCTGTAAGAACAAATCAATGATGTGGTGACCAATGAAACCTGCACCACCCGTAATCAAAACTCGCTTAACCATTATTAACCTTTCTTATAACCAGCATAAGTAATTTGTCTGTCATCATATGTATAATCAATTCCAAACTTCTCCTTCATATACTGTGGGAAAAATTCTCTCATCAAATATTCCATATCTTTGAATGCATCTGTCTTATCATACCAGCTTTCTGGCCTCATATGCTTAACAGTTGTTTCATGGACAACATGTGCTGTACATTGTAGCAGATGACACATAACTTTGTCAATACCCCATTCTGAAACTTTATACTCATAGTCATTCAAAAAGTCTAAGAACTTTCTGAATATGTCATTTCTGAAAAATGGAACACCAGTCTCAATAAAGTTTGTCTCTGTGAATATAAATTCTGGATTGTGCTTAAGACAGTCATAGAAGTTATATGAGATTGCAGCCTGCTGGAAAAGCCTAAAGTCAAACTTCCTGGCTAACTCAAGAGAACGATTTACAGATTGAATATCGGTAGCATAGTCATCATCCCATGTACCAATATAATCGTAGTCTTCCCACTTTATCATCTTGCAGATTTCAGGAATAAGCTTAAACTTTAATCCTGACTTACGAATGATCATATCATAAGTTCCAGGTTCTGGTTCAAAATCATCCTTGTAAACTACTACACAAACATCGTATGTGCGATCAGGCTTACGAAACCGCCAATGGTTTTCTCTGTCATATTCTTCTGAAAAGAAAAGATTGGTTGCGGTAGGAGTAATAATCAGTGCGCGGCGTTTCATTTATTAATTTCACCCTTATACACATTCTTATTGAACCAATTACGGAAGCGATCCATATCCATATATTTGTTATATGGTTCTTTCCAGTTATTAAACAAAGGTTCTAGATACATTTGTTCATATAATTCTGGACTTTGATCCACTTCAATAATGGCATTAAAGAATAAATCATCATCTTGATAATCATGCCAGTTTAGAAAAGCTTTTGGATTGAAGTCACATTCGATAGTCGTGCTTCCCCAATATATAGGTATAGTGCCGCCCATATATGCTTCATATAACTTTTCTGTAGCATAGCCAGCGTAGCTTGAATTTTCAAAACAAAGATTGAATTTATAATCATTCAAGAACTTCATCTTTGCTGCAACAGACTCTTCACCTCTTGGCAAAATATATCCAATATTATTGAATAGAGGACCACCGCTATCTACAGTTTTATATTCAGATAACCTCTGGAAGAAATAATTTCTTTTCTCACAGGCACCATTCTTAACGACAAAAGAACAAAACTTATCTTTGAACTTTTTGTTCAGATCACTAGGTTCTCTATCTACTGTTTTTGAATTGACAACATTACGATGCTGATTATCGTAATCATATATGACATATAAAGGCAAACGGTAATGTCGATCATCATCTATGTGATCAAATGTTATAGCATAATGACAATCATAATTCCACGGCCTTTCGTTTTCGCCAGTATAGAATATCTTGACACACTTCTTATTATTGAAGTGTACATTATTGCTTCCAAAATTCTTATCACCAAATATCAGATAATCGGGATTAACATCATCTCTGATGATTGTATAATCTTCTGATAGAATGTTGACAAAAAAGTTAGAGATAGCACCAAAGGTATCAGTGAATCCAAGTTTAAGTATAGGCTTTGTCATTGATCACCTGTTCTTCAATCCAGTTGTAAGTCCATGTTATACCATCTTTCAAAGAATACTTTGGTTCCCAACCAAGCTTTTCTTTGATTAGTGCATTATGTGAGTTTCTTCCGCGCACACCCAAGGGTCCGGGCACGTGTACGATGTCAAGCTTCTTGTTACGAACCGACATAGCAGTTTCAACCAACTTATTGATTGTAACCATTTCCTCAGAGCCAATATTTACAGGGCCCATAAATTCAGACTGCATGAGTAATCTCACAGCGTCAATACAATCATCGATATACAAGAATGATCTGGTCTGTTCGCCGTCACCCCAAACCTCAACATATTGACGTTCAGTTATAACTTTACGGCATATAGCTGCCGGCGCCTTTTCTTTACCACCTCGCCATGTGCCCAAAGGACCATAGATGTTGTGAAAGCGGGCAATGCGAACATTAATGTTATAGTTACGATGATATGCCAAATACAATCGTTCACTGAATAACTTTTCCCATCCGTATTCCGAATCGGGGTTTGCAGGATAAGCAGACGATTCTTCACAATTTGGATTATTTGGATCTAATTGATTGTGTTCAGGGTACATACAAGCAGAAGATGAATAGAAGATTTTAGTCTTATTCACTCTATGCTTATGATTATGCTTCTGTACTGCATCAAGAAGATTTAGGTTGATTGTTGCTGAATTGTGCATGACATCAGCATCGTGTTCGCCGGTGAAAATATATCCTGCACCGCCCATGTCCGCCGCAAACTGATAAACCTCATCAAAAGGCTTGTCAAACTGCATCGCAAATATTTCATAAGGGTTGCGATTACATCCTGCATATCCGATCAATTCTTCCATATCTTTTTGGTTTCGTAGATCACGAATTACAAAGTGATCTGCATTTGACTTACCAAATTCTGGATGTTTGAGGTCGACGCCGCGAACCCAATAACCTTCGCGCTTAAGTCTGTTAACCATGTGATTGCCGATAAATCCACCGGCGCCAAGTACAAGAGCAGTCTTAGTCATCATACTTCTCCATAATCTTTTTTGTCCATTCTATAGTTCTATCATACTGATGAACAATGCAATATTTTTCACCCTTTGAGTTGTAGATGAAGCCGTCATCAAATACTGGCTGTTCATCTTTATATAGCAACTGATAATTGATGTACTTCGAAACATCAGAACCATAAATCACACCCAGATCACCCTTACCAGACTTAACAGCTTCTAGTGTAGTGCCGAGTTGAATAGCCCAAGAATCTTTGTTGTTTGCAAAATAAACATTATCTGAGATCGGTCTTCTGTGTATCAGAAAATTATATGCGGCCTGATCTACGATAGGAATAGGTCTGTTGAGTGACATTTGAAATACTAGCAAAAGTAAATCAGAAACAGACTCGGCTTCACCGGCTATTGTACCTACGTTATAGATAATGTTATGCTTTAGCTTTTCGTGAAAGTATGAACCAAAAGTCTCTAGTAAATTCTGATTACCCCAAGGTTCGTCTTCATACTTTAATCCTTCAGAAGAAGCAACTAAACGCTTTTCGTTTAAATTCTTCTTTAGCCATTCTGTAGGATTAGACTGAAACACAACATCTCTTGTATCTGTAGTTATGATGTGTTCATAGTCAGACTTCATTGAATCTATGGTATCCCACAAATAGAAGAATCTTTCTACATGAGGAGGAAGACTTGTTTGTGACTGAAACGAACCATCTTCCTGTTGCTTACCGTAGATAGAAAGTCCGATATCTTCTTTAGATAACTTTTCAATAGTTTCTTTTGAGACGTTTGATACGACCAGTTTAATATCGCCTTCAAACCCACTTCTCTTGATAGAATTTATCCAATACTTGAGTTCATTCCATCCATAATTTGATGCGCCACCAATAATTAAGTCTTTTTTCATAATCAACCTTTCACGTAAAAATCATCACATCTGGAAAACTCATGGAACTTTCTCTTGTATCCATTCTGAACTAAGAGTGCATGTATTTTTTCTCTGTCTTGAACAATGTAGTTATGCTCAACTGTCATTGTCTTGATAGTATACTTCTTTGGATTATCAAAGAAAGCTTTCAAAATCACATACTCACTACCTTCAGTATCAATAGAAAGATAGTCGATCTCTTCAGGTGCTTCATACTTATCTAGTAAATCGACCAAAGAGATTGTCTTAACTAGAATGGTTTGGCCTTCGTTTCTAGTTGCTTCATGTTCGTCTTTAGCTGCAAGCTCTTTGATAGATGAAAGATCGGGCGCATTAGATGCGATAAACTCAATCTCTTTGCCTGTCTCAGAGTATACACACTCTTTTGATATATGACGATTCGGTCTATTCTTCTCTAATGCTTCATGCCAATACGGATTTGGTTCAGCAAGAATACCTTGCCATCCATATTTTTCTTGTAATAGCAGAGTATTGCTGATTGATATGCCATCAGTTGCACCAAATTCTACGAAATATCCATCTTGCTTATAGTTTGTTTCATATAGAACAAAAACATCCTGATAGTTCTGAGATTGACTATCATTTACATTAGCTAGACAGTGACCAATAAACTTAAGCTCCTCACTGATCCTGAGCATGATGTTTGGGCTTTTTCTAATCTCGTATATTAAAGCTGATAAATCCATTATCTTTTAATCCATGATAAATTGTTGTTATAGTGTTCAAGCTGTCTCTTGTTTCCTTCAATGAAGAACTTTCCATCAACAGAGCCAGGGTTACCGTCTAAACGATAGCAAAGTGTGTGCTTATAGTTTGTGTCCCACTTAGGATTACCTGCTAAGACACTGTAGAAATATCTTCTATCGCCGCCCCAACCAGAATGCCAGAGATGACAAGTTTTTTGTAAGAACTCGCGCTTGAATGCAAAAGAAGATGTGTCGATGAGATATTGCGGATCATTGTGTGTGAAGTAGATTGGCCACTTGCCGAGTGCTTCACAGTTATCATCCGCAACATAAGACTTATCAGGATTGAAAATCTTACGGAAAGAATATGCGAAGTCATTGCCGCGATCAAGCACCTCTACGAGAGATGCAACATGATCTGGCTCATACCAGTTATCTTCATCAAGGAAAAAGATATAATCGGCATTGAGAAGATGAGGAACACCAGCATAGATGCGATGGCCATAGAATCCATTCGCGCCTGTGTTATAGGGCAAAGTCATT